TAGGCATAGCACGTCTGACTAGTGCGATTAAAACTGGATTCCAGTTTGCTGTACTTGTAGTAGCCATTGTAGGTGCGGCTTCGTTGATCATTCCTTCTTCTCTTAGAGCGATTTCCTGATTTTCGAGAACTGCAGCTGTTACAGCTTTTCTATGATGGTCCTTAATTGCACCAGCTGATTCTTCAGAAAGTACAGGATTCCATTTTTCGATTAACTTATCGTAAGATACACCGTTCATATCTTGCTTCTCCTATTTAACATTAGTTTTTTTGATTGCATTAAGGTATGAATTCATTGAGTCTGAAGTAGTAACTACTGGAGCTTCTTCTTCATCTATTGAATCATCCTGAGATTTTGCAGCCTTAGCGAAATATGATTCCTTTAGTTGAGCTACTTTCTGTGTGAAAGTTTCTTCATCATCGAAATCTACGTTTTCTGCTAGTGACTTTAACTTTTCAACTTGAGTTTCGGCTAGGTCTTTAGTAGCTTCTCTTATGATAGCTTCTCTTTTGTAACCTTCAAGTTCAATAGCCATGTCGATTGCTTTCTGAGTTGATTCGTTAACAGTTGTCTCTAACTCTTCAACTTGATCTGCTAAATCGTCTACTAAATCAACTTTTTCTTCCGGTACTGCGATATAAGATTCTGTGAAAAGATCTTTCATCTTATTCATAAAGTCTTCAGCAATCTCAGTTCTTAATCCGTTTTGAATAGCTAATTTATTTTCTTCCATCCAGTTTTCAACCACGTAGTTTAAATAGTTGTCTACCTTCTCTACAAGATCTGCCTTAGTAGTTTCAACTTCCTCGGCGAGTTCTTCGTTGTACTTTTCTTCTAGTCTGTCAATCTCAACATTTACTTTTGAATTGATTGCAGCTTCAAAGATAGTTTCAGCTTTTTGCTTGAATGCATCTGACAATGTTGCTTCTTCAGATACTAATGCTTTAAGATCATCCTTGAAGTCTACTTCTACGTTTGCAGTAGTTTTAACTTCATCTTCAGCGATTGTGTCGCCTTCAGGAATGTAACTGTCAGCTGTGTACATTGCTGTAATAGCTTGTTTGTTCATGCCCTGCATTTTTCCAACCATTGCGGCAATCATGCCAGCTTTAGTTTTGATCATAGGATCTTTCTTAGTTTGATCACCTTTACGCTTTGGAGCGCTTCCGGTAGCATCAGCAGCTTTATCAGTAGCAGCTATTGACTGAGCTTCAGCATTCTTAGGATCGTGTGCTTCGTCCATGATTTCATTCTCGTCTTCATGGAGTTCTACATCCTGATCTTCTACTATTTCTTTATCAGTCATACTTGACTCCTTATTTTGATTTTATTAACGAGAGGAAATTCTTGAACTCACGAACCTGTGTCTCATAGAGATCAGCACGTGGAGCTTTTTTAATTTCAGTCTCCATTTTTTCAATTGTTTGCGCTTCTATAATGCCATTATTCCAAACCCATTCAACACCTTCCATTATCCCATTAACAAAAGCTCCAGGAGCAGATGGATCTTGTACGATATCTACCGCATTAAGAATGTAGTCGCTATTTACGACCATAGTGTCATTACGCTGGCTCAAACTTCCCATACCACGAGTCGATACACCGAACTGGACATTGCCATCAAGTAAACCTTTTACAATTTGACCCATAGGAGTGTCTAGTATCGTTGCCTCACCCACAATATCATCACCTTGAAATTCAAGTTTATTGATTTTGTGAGAAACTTTATCTAAATTAACGGTCGGTCCTTCAGGGTGGTTAAGTTCTCCAACTGCTCTACCCTTACTTACTTGATCGGTATTGTATTTGCCAAGTGCTTTTTCCATCACTGGCATTGGATATATACGACCGTTACGATTCTTTTTTTCTGCTTGCGCGAATATACCTTGTATTTTGTAATTCTTCTTTCCAGTTTTTTTGTCTGCTTCTACTAGAAAGTTTAAATCATTTTCGGCAAATTCTGATATTAGTTTCATGTTCTGTACCTACTTATATTGTTTCATAAATTCGGTTATAGCTTTTTCAGCTTCTTTTTGAGTTTTGTATACATCAAGTCTATCACCATCTATATAAGCAACAAATCCATTACGTTCTTTATGTATCATTGCTTTGACACCTTTAACTTTTTTGTTAAAGACCATCTTACCTTCTGGCTTTCTACCTGCCAATTCTCTAAGTTGCGAAAAAGTTTTCATGTTAACTATATTTATACATATTGAGTTTTATACTGCAGCGCCTTCGATTTCTTCTTCTTCCTCTTCATCTTCTGCATCTTCAATATCTTCCTCAGTTTCTTCGAAGTCTTCATCCTCTAACGGATCTTCTTCGTCTGCATCTTCATCATTGTATATTTGACCAGCTATCTTTACTTTCTGTTGGTCTAATAGATCTGCCACTCGAGTAGTCATGACATTTCCAAATACTTCGTTTGCTTTATTGTAATCTTGTGCTAATGAATGTTGAATTAAATCTTCAATAGTATCTACATTATTAGTTTCTTCTTGTTCAGCCATTATAGCGCTCCTTGATCGTCTTCTGGTTCTTGCTGCTGAGTTGCAGCTATTTCACTATCCATTCTCTCGATTTCATCATCATCAAAAAGAAGAATATTCTTTTGCACCCATGATTTAGAGAAATATTCACCGACATAATTTTGTATTTGATCGAGTGTTTGTATCTTCTCTCTGAGTAACTCTGCTTCTTTCAATTCTGAAAAGTGATTATCACGTGTAAAATCAAGATTGACTTCGTTTTTCCACTGCATCCAATCTTCTTCAGTGATAATGTTTTTCATTAATAATTGCTTCTTCAATATATCATAAAAGAAAGTAGCAAATCTATTTCTAAGTCTATCAATAAACTTTTGAAATTTCAATTCATCTCTGCTTATTTCAGTTGCTCTACCTAAAGAGAACTGTTGTTCTTGTTCTAATCTATTCATTGGTACATTAAGTGATCTATATAATCTTTTTTGAAAATATATAATGTCTTCAATTTGTCCTAAGTTTTCTCCACCAGGCAAAGTTGATATCTCAGTACCTCTTCCACCTTCTCTCCTTGGTAACCAAAAATCTTCAAGCATTGACATATGTTTACGATCATCACGTATTTCACCAGTTTTTGCATCATACACTAATTTGTTACGATACTTAGCCATGATATCTTTCATGTATTGTTCAGCTTTACCTCTCGGCAAGTTACCTACATCAATATAAAACATTCTTCTTTCAGGAGCTCGAGCTAATCGATAAATGACTAATGAGTCTTCCATCATTCTTAATTGTGTGATAGGTTTAAGTGCTTTATGTAAAAATGAAACAACTTTCTTTCTGTGTTCATCTAATAATCCTGAAGTACAATAACTTACAGAGTCATTGCTTAACTTAATTGCACTCTGCTGATTCCCTGGTTTTTCTTGATAAATGTAAAACTCATCAACCTTTTCAACTAGTGAAGCACCAGTTATTGGATCTTTTTTCTTTTTAACTTGCTTTACTTTTCTGATTTTAGCAGCATCAACATATCTTATTTCTTGTATACCTGCAGATAAATTGTTTTCATCAGCTACTAAGTGATGATATATTCTACCATCGACATACCACCTTCTAAAAAGGTCGTGTCCTAATTCTTTAAAATTTAACATGTTATATATGTTGTCAAACTCTTCAAGCATTTGCTTTTTAATTGAAGAACTTACTGGAACCCTATCGACGTTAAGAGTTATAGAAGGCTTCATGTCGCCTGACGTAATTGATTCATTTACAATATCTTCTATTGCTGCATCAGTTTCTGGGTGCATGGCTGAACCGCGGTACTTTAGTATTAGTTGTACATTATCTTTTGAGTCATCACCTTCCATATTGATGTAATGACCATAGTGTGCTGCGCTTGAAGTTGAAGTAACGTAGCCTGCACCATCATCATCTCTTGGTGGAACGATTGATTTTATAGACTGTTTGTCTTTAGTCCTTGTTATCTCAAAACCGAATAATTTAAGTGTGCCGTCTGCCATAATAATTCCTTTAAGTTAGGAGAGCCATTCGACTCTCCTAATATTTATACTTAAGTTGTAGTGTCAGTCTCATAGTACTGGTAAGCAAATGATACTGTAAATCTTTCGATTTCATCATTTGAACCGTAGTTCAAATCAATTGGAGACATATCTTGTGGATATGATCCTCTGAATGTGTACTTTTTGACAGAGTCACCTGATCTGTCTAGTTGCTCAACAAAGAGATCTGCTTCATATGCAATTGGAGTTGATAACCCCGTATTTGCAGAATGAGCATTCATGCCGTTCATCCATCTTTCCATTGGATTTCTGATAGCAAAATCTGTATCGTTGATTATTGTGACTGTCCATATGTCGAATGTTCTGTCACCGGCCATTTTTAATTGTCTACCTCTGAAAGGTACAATTATCTGACCGAGTGTTGATCCCGGTAACTGAGCTGTTTCACAAAGGAAAGATGTCAGTTCTGGATCTCCATTCGCGTAACCTGGAAAGTTTATAGTAGCTTTGAAGAGGTTAGGTCTAGCCCCACCGCCTCTAAGCTTTGATTTAAAATCATCTACGCCTAATACTGCCATTTTCTATCTCCTTATACCGTACCGACGACTTCTTCGAAGTCTACACCAGTTCTTACGGCTACAAAATTTAATGTGACATAATTAATAGAACGTGCAGGCTTAATGAATATGTCTGCTTTAAACTCATTTCTATCAATAACTGCCGCAGTATTATTAGTTGCGTCCGCTACTACTCTAAAGTCTGTGATACCTCTTCGGCCTTTGACTTCTCTTAGCACTGGTTCAATAATGTTAACGAACTCTGCTCTTGTAAATTCATCATTGAATTCAAAGAGTACTTGCTCAGCTGCTCTTGATATTGCTCTTTCCAATATTAAGAATAGTCTTCTTACATTGATTCTATCAAATGCAGATGCTCTTCTGAGTCCAGTTTTATCACCAAATAGTATTACACCAGAACCAGGAATATTTGCAATTGGGTTTATACTCTTTTTATATAAAGAATCCCTTTGTCCTTTTGTTGGTGTCCATGCTAGTGAAGTGATTCCAAGGTATTGACCTCTTCTAGAACCTGCAGGTGAGAACCATGCCGCTCTGTTTAAATCAGTTGCAGCCATAAGTCCTGCTGTTGAAGAAGCTGCAGGTATGAATATGAACTGATCGTTAAATTTATCATACACTTTTAAGAAGTTGCCGTCCATGAAAGCATATGACGAGTATGGTGTTATAGCATCACCAGTTGCAGTAATGTTTGTTGTTATAGTACTTGCATTTGTCAAGTTAACGACATCATCTCTTGCTGGTGAAAATACTGTAACACAATCTTTTCTAGCTGCAGAAGTACCAATTAAGTCTGAAACCACAGCGTCATGATCTGTTCTAGTCGCCATACTTGGAGAAATCAAGAAGTCTATTTCAATTTGATCTTTGTCTTCAAATAAATCATAACCTGTTGCGTATTCGGACTTTGTTAACACACCCGATGCTACACCAGAAGCTAAGGCAAAAGATCTAACATATTTACCAGTACTACCTGCTGAGTCATATGTTGCAGCATCAATATTATAGTCATCTCCGCTATCGGTTGATAAACTACCAGCTCGTCCTACTGCAGTAGAACCTGAAAATTGAGCTAAGCTTACATCTGAATCAAATGCTGCCATATAGACATAATCTGACTTGTCGTTAATAACGTCTCTTACAAAGATAGAACTACCAGTAGTATTTTTAGCATCTTTTGCTACTGATAAGAAAGGATATCTTTCGAGAACTGCGCCTTTAGTTCCTGTAAATTTACCTTGTCCATCTACTACTACTACGTGCATTTCGTCATTCTTGCCGTTTTTGTTTGATATGAATGTTGATGTTTCAGGCTTTGCATCAAATTCATTTGCGTATATCCAATTGTTGAATGCTGCAGAATCTCCTGCTAGACATCTTTCAATGGTTAATCCGTTAGCTAAATCACCAGGGTATCTACCTAAAAAGGTATTTTGCTCTGATATTAAAAAGCTTTCTTGAGTTGCGAATACATCTTCATTCTGCAGTGTCTGCGCGAAGTTTGCAGAGTCAGCTGAAAACGCATTTTTTGCTGTTGATGTTATTGATCTTACTACTTGCATATTACTTGAATATCTCAAGAAATATGCTGCAGAGTGAAAATCTACTGTATTATTAGAGTCTGGTGAAGCAAACGTTTCTACTAATTCTGTTTCATTAGCAATTAACATTCGTTTATCAGCCGGACCCCATCTATAATTTCCTACGATTGCGCCTGTAGTTGACTGGACGTTAGGCACGCCACCAGTCAAGTCTATTTCTTTGACAACAACCGCCGGTGATTCCGATGGTGAAAATAGTGCCATTTAATTATTCCTTATTTTTAATTACAAGTTTCATAATACGATTGTTCAATTATTGTTATTTATAATATTACAGATCTCTATCGTATTCGATCTGCCAAGGATCATCTTTAGTCTCAATCTTCTGAATAAACTCAGAACCATCATCAATAAACCCAAAAGGTACTATATCTTCATTGATTTCTTTCATCTTCTGATTGAATATTATATCTTTGAGATTTAAGTCTGTTAAATTAGAAAAGTATGCCGAAGAAACAAAGTAACCGAATAAAACTAAATTCATAACTAAGTCATCATGGTTTCCTACAGAAGCTTGAAATGTTTGGCCTTTTGCTTCAAATGTAGATATTTCTAATATTGTTTGTTCATCTACTACTTTAAGCTTACTATTTTCTAATAAATCTTTTAATGCACTACAGCCTAATCTTTTAGATTTACGAGTTATTTCAATTCCTACTGCATTTGCTTTTACTGCAGATTCAACGTGGACATTTTCATATTCTAAATCATAATATAAACCATTACAAACTACTCCACCTTGATCATTTGACTCAATAATGCAATAAGCCTTGTTGTAGACATTTGCGTACTTATATATAATATTAGGGAAGAGTAATGGAGATATAGTGTTATTGCGGTACACAGCAACCTGTTCAAACGGGCGAGCGCTAATATCGATTAAGGAAAAAGAAGAGTAGTCCTGTCCTCTTCCCTTTGATACATCTGCTACTAATATATAATCATGACCTTTAATGGGTTCTTTATATATTAATATATCCCCACCTTCTAATTTACGAATCGGATGTGATGCTCTCAGATCAAGTAATGTTTGAGCATTAATAAGCGTATCTCCAGTTCCAAAAAATGTATTACCAAACTCTTGATCAAATTGTATTTGAGAAGTATTGTTTATAGTTTCTTCTTTCCATTTTTCATTACGACCGGGTACATCGTGCCAGTCAACTCTAAAGTAACTATATTCGTTTACACCTTGAACTGCTCCTTCCCATATCTTATGAAATGTATTACCTATACCATTTGCAGTAGATGTAACTATAATTTTAGTGTCTGTACCAGATGATATAACAGGATATGTAGATGTGTAAAACTCTGCAGCTCTTTCAACGAATGCAAATTCATCTAAGTATAATAAGTTAACTGATAAACCTCTTATTGATTGTCCTGATGTTGCAGCTGCAATAATTCTACTATTGTTACTAAAATCAATATTAGATTTATTCAAAGCTTTACAACCCGGTTGAAGAAAGAAAGGTATATTCTCAAGCATTATTGTTATTCTTGCCAACATCTCACGAGCAGTAGCACCTTTATTAGCTAATACTGCAATTGTTTTTTCAGGTTGAAATAAAGCAAACCAAAGTAAGTAACCACACGCGGATATAGATTTACCGGATTGTCTACACGCTAAAACAACATTAAACCTATGTGCTTGAAACTTATCAAACATCTTAGCTTGGTATGGATATAATTCGAATGGAACTAAACCTTTATCCAACGAAATTATCTTTGCATATTTTTCTACAAAATACACAGGACTTTTCATGCACTTCGCATACTCGCGTACTTGGTCTTCCGTCCAATTTTGAACGATACCATCTTTTTTAATATTAGGATTACCTAGATAATTTTCATTTAGGTTTTGGCGTGACATCTACTAGGTCCGTATCATTCTTAAGTATTTTTTGTAATTCAGCGGTTGACCCAACAAATAAATTGTTTGTAGTATTTGCAATATTTTTTATTTCTTCTTTTCTATCTAAATCTTTTTTCTTTTTATTTAGATCCATTAGTCTATCATTAACGTCAGAAATGTTTTTAATCATTCCAGATAGAACTTCAAATGCACGTGGATGTTCGCTCTCTCTTGCGACTTCAATCATGAGTTCAAGACTTTGCTTTCCTTTTTCCACTAATTCGTAGTATGTATCTCTTGAATACTTATAATCATTATCAACATTCTTTTCTTCAGGAGGAAAGAATTTGCTTGTATCACTCTTCATTTAATGTCACCAGTTTACGATTTTTCAAGTGTTGTTCTTCTATATGAGTTTTTGATTGTCCCATATATGCTGCAGCATGATGTTTTTCTATCATGTAATCATTTATAGATTGATCAGCATAATTAGTTGTTCTCCATAACTCGCCTAGTATTCTACCAAACTTGCCTGTTGCATCTTTATGTGTTTTAAGTATTATACCAGCCGGATCATCTAACATGCCAGTTAAAAATGCTTTTGCAGCAAGTCCATATTTTTTTTCTTCTAAGTCACGAGTTCTTGATTCAGGAGTATCGATTCCGTATAATCTTACTCTTTCTTTGTGCATCCAAACACCGAAACCTAAATCTATGTCTACATCTACAGTATCACCGTCTATTATTTTAACTACCTTACATCTATACTCATACATTATGCGCTATCCACTATGGTTGTTGTAAATCCAAAATCGCTATCAGCCAAACCAATTACGCTGGTAGGATTAGGTGTTACTGTTATTGTTTCAAGACCAACATCAGAATCGCTGAGTCCTGCATTTATATCAAATAATGAAGCAATACTACTACGAATAACATTGGTGTCAGCAATCGGACCATGATAACTTATCTTCATCTCAAAGTCTATGCTATATATTATTGTTCGTCTTTGTTCCATCGCACCTTCAAAATCATCGCTGAATGAAACACCTTGTATAATAACAGGTATATCTTCTACGAGAGTAGGATATTCAGTGCCAAAAGGTTTAATAGTTATAGAATACTGTGGATTGAATGTAGGCAGTATTTGCTCTACTATCTGCAATGCATCATCTTGCGATTTAGCATATGCATTTAACTGAAAGTTTATTGAGTAAGGAACAGGTGTAAAAAACTTTTGTCTTTTATTTACATTTGCATCTGATGCAGTAGTATTGAATGTGGATAACTTTGCTAACTGTCTGGTTGCATCGTATGCTATAGATGTTATTTCAAATGACATTCTTGGTAGCTTTATTGCAACAGTAGTGTCATCATTTAAATTTGGATTTTCTCTAACTCTTTCAAGATACTTTTGTTTAGGTGCATAAGATAAAGGAACTTTAATTTGACTTATCACTGCACCTGATGAATTCTTTCGAATCACATATATATTATTAAACAGTCTGCCGAATAGAGCAACAGCCTTTTTAGTTTTTTCGTGATAAAAGTGTCCACCAAACATTAATTGTTACTCGCATCTCCAAATGGGTTGTTTTCTGAAAAGTCTATGAAATCTGTACCTGTACTAAAATCATCATTCTGTTCATTTTGAGAAAGTTGGTTATCTTCTACTACTAAGTTGATAATGCCACCTGCTCCAGATTTCAAACCTATAACTTTTTTACCTGCTGCAAATGTGTGGAACTTTCCGTCATCTGCACCTGCGTGTATCAAGTGAATCTTATCGTCAGAGTCTGAGTATTTAACAACCTCAGCTCTCATTAGTGTAGAACCGCTAGGACTTGTAATAGTTTCACCAACTA